CTTCTGACCCCTAACGAGGCACGGGCGCTGGATAACCGCGAGGGCAAGCCGAACGGTGACGATCTCTACATTCAAGGCGCTACGGTGAAGCTGGGAAGCCAGGTCGCCCCGCCGTCTACTGGAGCGACTGATGACCCTGGAGCGTGAAGTGCGCGGGGGCGTTCCCGCTGAGATCAGAGCGGACGAAGGCGGCCTTCGGGTCTCTGGCTACGCCGCTGTGTTCAACGAGCCTGCCGACATCGGCGGGATGTTCAAGGAAGTCATCGCGCCGGGCGCGTTTCGTGACGCCTTGAGCCGTGATGACGTGGTCTTCCTGATCAATCACGACGGCCTGCCGCTGGCTCGCACCCGTTCGGGCACCATGACCCTGACGGAAGACAGCAAGGGCCTTCGGATGGATACCGTTCTCGACCCCGAAGACCCCGATGTGAAGTCAATTGCGGGGAAAATGAAGCGCGGCGACCTCGACAAGATGAGCTTCGCCTTCCGCGCGACGAAACAGGAGTGGGACGACACGTCCGACCCGCCGACGCGGACCATCCATGAGATGAGGCTGTTCGACGTGTCCATCGTGACGCGCCCGGCCTACGACGGAACGAGCATTGCCATGCGGTCCCTTGAGGACACCCGCAAGGATCAACGCTCCAAGAACTTCAATGCGGCGGCTCATCGGCTCCGCTTGAAGGCTGACCTGGATCTTCGGGTCCGGAGGTAGGCCGAGGCATTCGCCACAAGCCGACAACCCGCAGCGTCGGACGACGCCGCCCATCCCATTGAAGGAAGTACCATGAACATCAAGGAACTGCGCGACGCGCAAAACAAGGTCATGGCCGAAGCGCGCGAGCGCCTCGATCTGATCAACCGCAACACCGACGAAAGCCGCACCGCAGAACTGGAAGCCTCGCACGACAACGCGATGGCCGAGTACGACCGGCTTGGCGGCCTGATCGCCCGCAACGAGAAGCTGGAAAGCATCGAGAAGCGTGCTGAAGAAATCCGGGCCAAGAACCGCCCGATCAGCGACGGCGAAGCGCGCGGCGGCGACGAAGGCAAGAAGCCGGAATACCGCGAAGCCTTCTGGGCTATGGTTCGCGCCGGCGGCAACGTCTCGGAACTGTCGGGCGAGCATCGCCAAGCGCTGAAGGACGGTCTCCAGCAAGGCGCGGAATTCCGTGCCCAGACCGCCGGCACCACCACCGCCGGCGGCTTCACCGTCCCGACCGAACTGGCTGGATTCATCATCAAGTCGATGGCCGCCTGGGGTCCGATGTACGATGACAACATCTGCACGACCATCAACACGTCCTCTGGCAACCCGATCAAGATCCCGACCGTGGACGACATCAGCACGGCGGTCGCCAAGCACACTGAAGCCACGGCTCTGACCGACGACGGCGGCGTGGACGTGACCTTCGGGCAGAAGTCGCTCGACGCCTTCGCCTTCGACACCGAGTTCGTTCGGTGGAGCTGGGAGCTGGCGCAGGACAGCATCTTCAACATGGAGCAGCTTCTCGGTGAACTGCTCGGCGAACGTCTCGGTCGCCGCGCCAACACCGAACTGACGACCGGCGACGGCACGGGCGATCCGAACGGCATCGTCACCGCATCGAGCCTCGGCAAGACCGCCGCCGCTGTGGCTGCGATCACCGCCGACGAACTGATCGACTTGATCCACTCGGTGGACCCCGCCTATCGTATGGGTCCGAAGGTCCGCTTCATGTTCAACGACGGCACGCTGGCCAAGCTCCGCAAGCTGAAGGACGGCAACGGCGCCTACATCTGGAACCCGGGCGACCTGTCGAACGGCGTCTCCGGCACGCTGCTGGGCTACCGCTACAGCATCAACCAGGCGATGCCCGCCTCGACCACCGGCCTCAAGTCGGTGATCTTCGGTGACTTCGGCAAATACTACGTCCGCAAGGTCGGCGCCCCGGTCATCGGCGTGATGCGCGAGCGCTTCTGGCCTGACCTCGGTATCGCCGGCCTCATCCGTCTCGACGGTGAACTGGGCGACACCGCCGCCGTCAAGCACCTGATCCAAGCCTAATCCTGGGCAGAACTAGGGGAGGCTCCGGCCTCCCCGCCTTTTTCTAGGAGTGGGCGATGACCTACAACGTTTCCAACTATGACCGCGTCGAAGACGGCGCGCGGGTCACGGCGGGTCAAACCGCTGTCACCCAGATCACCTCGATCACCACGGGCGTCACCTGTTCGGCGCTTTCCGGCGTCATCACCACGGTCAGCCAGACGGTTGCGGCGGGTGCTGAAGCCGAGTTCACGGTCACCAATACCAAGGTGGTCGCTACCGACGTTGTGGTCGCCTGCATCAAGACGCACACCTCGGCGGGTAGCTTCATCGTGGCCGTCTCGGCTGTGGCTGACGGCTCCTTCAAGCTGCACCTGACCAACCTTCACGCCTCGACCGCCGGCAACAACGTGCTGGTGATCAACTTCCTGGTTCTCAAGGCCGTCTAGTGCGGCTTCGAATGCTGGTCCCGTTTGGCGACCTGAACCCCGGCGATGAGCGCGAATTCGAGCGGCAAGAGGCCATCCGGCTGATTGACGACCGCATCGCCGTTCCCGCCGGGGAGAAGGCCGAACAGGCCGCGCTTCAACCCACTGAAACGAGGCTCGCCTGATGGCCATTCAGCTTTCCGTCGCCGTGCGTAACGCGCGGCTTGACGCTATCGAGACTTCCATCGGCACCTCCGCAATCATGGAGATCCGTTCTGGCTCGGTTCCGGCGACCTGTGCGACCGCGAACAGCGGGACCGTGCTGGCGACTATCTCTCTCGGCTCTGACTGGCTGGCGGCTGCTTCGGCGGGCGCGAAGGCCAAGAGCGGCACCTGGACCGACGCCACCGCCGACGCGACCGGCACGGCGGCCCACTTCCGCATCTTTGCCTCTGACGGCACGACCTGCGGATTGCAGGGCACGGTGACGGCCACGGGCGGCGGCGGCGACCTCACGCTCGACAACACGTCCATCGCCTCGGGGCAGGCCGTGACCATCTCCAGCTTCACCCTGACCGACGCGAACGCCTGATGAGGACGCAAGCCTGGTGGCCTGACACTCACCCCGGCCATGAGCTTCACACGCTCTGGGATGGGGATGAGTTCAAGGGCTGTGTGAAGGCCATTGTGAACGGCCAAGAGGCTGCGGCGCCTCAGGCCATCTATGATGCTGTTCTGCTGGAGAACCAGCTTAAGAACACCACGCTCAACCTGATCCGCGAAAACCTCCCGGCCTGGATCGACCCGGAGAGCGTCGAGTGGGACTTCGGCGAGGCTGACGGCCTGTTGTCGTTCACTATCCCGGGCGCGACGGATGGCGTTCTGGCGGTGCTTCGCGGGCTTGTTCCCGAGGGCGTGACCGTTGGCTGAGAGCGCGTTCGTCGGGGCGACTGACAATGCCGGCATCTCCCCGGCCTCCAGCGTCACCTACTATGGCAACTATGGAAACTCTGTAGCGGCCACGCTGCCGGCGAACACGACCGAGGCGCAGGCGTCGATTGTTCATCGCGGGTCCAACTGCACGCTGAAGAACCTTCGCGCCCGACTGACGACCAACAGCCGCGCGGCCAACTCGACCATCACGACCCAGAAGAACGGGTCAGCCACGGCGCAAGTGGTGACGATCACCGCGTCGACGACGGGAACGTACACCGACCTTTCCAACACCGTCTCCCTGACTGCGGGCGATACCTACAGCTACGAACTGGTGATCGGCTCCACCTCTGGCACGCTCCTGCTAAACGCCCTGACGGCGGAACTGGAAAGCGACGGGCAGTCTGTCAGCCCTCTGTCGTGCTTCGGGACGGTCTCGCTGACCACGGCCAGCGCGACCCGTTACATCGCGCTCTCGGGACGCCTCCAGACGCTTCTTGCGACGGAAAGCGAAGCGCAGCTTAAAGCCCCGGTGGCCGGGACGTGGTCGCATCTTCGGCTGTACGTCACGGCGGCGCGGGCTACCACGACCACCATTCGCAGCCGGAAGAACAGCGCCAACGGCAACCAGCTTCTAAGCATCACGGGCACGGGCGCCTTTGAGGACACCAGCAACAGCGACACCGTAGCTGCGGGCGACAATCTCAGCGTTTCCCTGGTGACGGGAAGCGGCGCTGACACGCTGACATTCGTAAACGCATCTTCGACCTATACGCCAAGTTCGGCCAAGGCCGCCGTAGTCGCAAGCCAGATCATGGCGACCACCTCGGCGGCGGCGGGAGCCAACCGGTTCAACCCCGTGATAGGGCGGTTCGCGGTCTCGTCATCGGAGTCAGGCATCCAGGCTCCGGCTCCGTTTGCCGGTACTGCCAGTTATCTGACCTACAGCCTTTCTGCCAACGCCGCGACGGTCACGTCCAACATCACGCTTCGGAAGGCCGGGGCTGATACGGCTGTAACCATCGCCATCACGGCGGGCGCCACCGGACTATTCGCGGATACGTCCAACAGCGTCTCGGTCGCGGCGGGCGATCTGCTGTCGGTCAAGATCAGCGACCACGACGGAAGCCTGACCACCCGGGGGCTTTCGCTCAACTACACGCAGGCGGCAACCGGGGTCACCGGCACGCTGGCCGCCACCCTTGGGGCAGTTACGTCAACCTCCGCTGGTGCAGTCGCCATCGCCGGGGCTTCAGCGGTTACGCTTGGCGCGGTCACTTCGGCAGCGGCGGGCGTTGCTTCCATCGACGGGGTGTCTTCATCT